GCTGGAATTTTCGGATGCGGTCGAGATTGCCGATGTCCGTGATCGGGACGCGCGCCGAGCCCGGCGTCGGCGGGATGCCGTTCAGTGGATCGCCCGGATCGTACGGGACGGCCGGGCGATCGGTCAGCAGATCGCGCAGGTTCGCCGCATGCTGGCCAATGATCCCCGTCTTGTCGGTGCCGACGTCCGCATCGATGCGTTGCAGGAGCGCTTCCATGTCAGCCGCGGGGACCTGATCGCCGGCCGCTGCGGTGTAGAAGGGATCGACCGCTGCCGTGCGCGCCTTCTCTACCGATCGGATAGCGCCTGTCGCCGCCTGCTGGGCGCGCGGGCCGAGCGCAGACGGCATGTCGACGGGCTTGCCGAGCGGGTCGAGCACGGTCGAGCGCAGCGCGTCCGCAAGCTGCTGCGGCCGCTGCGCCATCGCCGGCCCGTAGATCGCCTGTCCCTCGCGCGTGCCCTCGGCGACGCGCTGGAGACGGGTCAGGCCGGGGAACGAGCCACCCGTCACCTGATTGACCGCCTCGGCCGAGGAGATCGGCACGCCCATCTGCTCGCCGCGCTGCATGAGCCCAGTCGCCAGGTCGATTTGATCCTGGGTCAGACCCTTCGCGCCTTGCGACAGCATTTTTCCCACGGTAGCCGGTTGCGTCAGCGCGCCCACGCCGCCTGCGCCCAGGACCGTCGCGCCTGCGCGCGCCCAGGGCTCGAGCTCCGTCCCGCGCGTTACTTCCGCCGCACCCTGGCCCAGCGCGCCGCCCGCAACCGCCGGGGCGATCCGCCCGACAAGTCCTTCTCCGCCGAGCGCCGTGGACGGAACAAGCTCGCCGATCGAGTTAGCGACGCGACCGGCCACGGTCTTCGGCTGATACAATTCCTGGCCACCGCCGAACTTGTCGGTGATGTCCTTTTCGAGCGCAGAAAGCTCTGCGCCGCTGATCGGAAGAAACGGGTCCGGGCCAGGCTTCTGCGCCTGCGCACCATACTGCTCGTTCAGCGCCTGTGCTGGCGTCATGCCGCCAAGCCAGGGCGGCAGATGCTCGCGGGTCCAGTAATAGGCCGAGTTCAAGCCCTTGCTGACCAGATCGCCGACGTCGCGAGGCGCGGACGCTGCCTGTTCGGCCCCGTGGATCAGGGAGCCAGGAATCGTCTGCACCACGTCGCCCACGGGGTTGACGGGGCCGTTCGGCGCTGCGGCCCATCCCGCGGTGACAGGGTTCATGCGTGGGTCAACAATGCCGCCCGTGCGCGGATCGACGTCTTTCGTGATCCCGCTCGCCGGGATCTCCGCTGGCGAAGTCCTCACCGCGCCGTTGACGTCGATGTAGGTTGCGCCCGGGTCCAGATTGTCGCCAGGGCGATACATGGCCGGGTGCTTCGGGCTCCCGTATGGCGCCTGGGGGTCGATCTGGCCGGCGGAGACCATCGCATTCCAGGTCTTCGCCTGGGGATCCGGAGCGGCCTGTCCAGTGTCGCTGAAGATGACGGCGCCGGGGGCGGCTGCGGGCGCGGCCGTCGCCACACCCGCGTAGGGGTCCTGTGCGGCCGGCTGCGATTGATCTGCCGTCGCGATCCCAGCGTAAGGGTCGGGCGCAGCCATCAGTTGCGCACCAAGATGCGGCCATCAGCGCTCCGGAAGCGCGTCCCGCGCGGAGCGGCCGCCGCCTGTTGCGGCGTAAGCGTCGGGAGGTTCGCCGCAGCGTTCGCGAGCGAACCTCCGACGACGCCGGCCGTCTGCCGCGCGCTGGCCCCGGCTTGAACCGGCGAGGGCGCGCCACCGAAGTGCAGCGTCATCGGCTGCGGAATGTCTCCGATGTTCTCCCCAAGGCCCTTCTCGTCGATCCCGGCTTGCGAGGCGATCGCCACGTGGCTCTGATGGATATGCTGCGCCTCGGCTGCGTGGGCGGCCGTGTAGGCCACCATCGCTTGATCCATCTGCTGAAGCGTCCGAGGCGTCAGGTAGCCATTTCCGGTCGCCGACAGCACGGCGCTCTGGACCTCTTGCGGAAGACCCAGATGCTCCATGACCATCTGCACAGTCGTGTTCTTGGCGCTGGCGCCTGGATTGATGCCGCGCAGGTAGCTGTCCATCGCTGCGCTATCGAGCACCCCGTTGTTGGCCCCAGCCATTGCCTGGACCATGCCCCGGAAGCCCTGGAGCGCAGAGCGCGCCTCGGTGAACTTCTGATATTCCGGGCTGCTGGTGAGTTGGCTGTTCAGCTCCTTCGAAAGCGCGACCTTTTGCGGCGCGCCGAAATCGAGCTGCGGCCCAGTGTGAAGTTGACCGTCCGGTCCCGTCTGGCCGAGCTGGCTCGTTCCGGGGATCTGCCCAACCTGACCGTACTTTACGGCAGCTGTCGGGACCGCCTCATTGTTCGGCCCTCGATCCCAGCCTGCCGGCAGCGGCCCGCGCCAGCCTGGAATGTTCACGGCCGGGTTCGGGTGTGACGGGTCCCACGGATTCCCCGACAACACCTGACCCTCGCGCGAGATCGACATTTCCGGCTTTACGGGTGCCGCGGTGCGCTGTTCGAGCTGCTGGATGTAGGCAATGCCCTGCTGATAGGTGCGCGGGTTCGACAGCATCTGCCGAGCAATCGCGATCTCTTCCGGCGCGACAGGCTGGTGATAGATCTGAGGCCCCCCCGCCCCTCCCGTCGCCGGGGACTGAGCGGCGGGAGGGGCGCCCGCAGGTCCTCCGGGCGCGGGCGATGGACCGGCGCGAGGGGACGGCGAAGGCGTGGTGGCGTTTTGACCGCCAGTTCCGGTTTGGGCCGGTCCAGGCTGCCCGGGTATCGAGATGCCGGGGTTGGCGCTGGGCGGCGTCGATCCGGGCGGCGGCATGTAGACGCCCGAGAAGAAGCGGTTTCCGCCGACATCGACGCCCTTGCCGTTGTCCCAGCCGGGTGCCTGGCGCCCGAGGGCGGCTTGAGCGCCTGGGGAATAGAAGGCATCAAAGGCTCCAGGCTGCGCGCCTTCGACGTTGGCCGCCACCTTCGCCAGATCGGCGTCCGTCGCCCCGCGCGCCCACCTGTTTTTCGCGCCCTCGAAGCCTCCGGTTGCGACGACCTGATCCGGGGTCTGGCCGGACATGGCCTCGCGCCGCAAGATCACGCCCGCAATGGCCCGCTGGTCGTCTGGGTTGTGCGTGTCCTCCCCGTAGATGGCGCGCAGGACCGCCGGAGAGAACTGCGGAGGCGCGGTGTTCTGCGGCGTCGGCGCCGGGGGCGGTGTTGAGGCGTCTGGCGTCGCGCTGGCCGGGACGGACACTGGCGCTGCGGCAGGCGCGCCCTGCTGACCACCCGCCTGCTGGTCGAGCCATTGGGTGTAGGGCTCGGCCATGCGCTGCTGATCGCCCCGTGCCGACTGCATGAAGGCCTGCATGGTCTCGCCGTACTTGCGCCGCATCAGCGCCTCGGCGAGCAGGTTGGCGCCGAGCGCCACCGGCGTGCGCAGGTTCTGGCCGCCCTGCTGCCCCATCTGCTGGAGCGCCTGGGCCATCATCTGGGCCTGCTGGTCGTAGAGCGATGTCTGCGGGCTGTAGCCTTGCATCGCCATGGCGAGCTGCTGTTGCGGGTTGATCGGGGCGTTTGCGGCGATCGTGGGTTCAGCCATCAGCTGCCCCCCGGCGCTGCACCCGGCGCCGACTGGCCTAGCCCGAAGAGGCCGCCAATCAGTCGGTTGCGTGCCTGGTTCATGTAGGCCCCGGCCGATGTACCGGCCTGGTTCACCGGAGCGCCCTGCGTGGCCATCTGCTGGCCGAAGGCGCCCATGGCGTTGGCGACAGCATTAGAAGACTGCATTGGCGCGCCGGCCTGCTGGAGGCCTTGCGCCAGCATCTGGTTGTAGGTGGTCGTGGCCATCGACACGTCAGTAGAGACCATTCAGTTCAGATGGGGGCGAGCCAATATTCTGCGTTCCAGGGACTCCGTAACTTCCAAACGGGTTTGGCAGGTATCCCCCCATCATCCCCGCTGCGCCTAGATTGAACAGACTGCCGATAGTCGAGTCGTAATTCTGCATTTGCTGCTGGTAGTTTTGCTCTTCCATCTGATCGGCGAGCGAATAGGCGCCCTCAACGTTCGTGGGCTGGATCGTGGTCGGTGTGTATTGACCGGCCTGAGGCATCATGACGCCGGACGTCCCGAGCAGGGACGAAAGCTCGCTCAGCGGGAGTTGCTGGCCGGTGATGTTCTCTTGCCCGGCCAGCTGTTGAGCGGAGTTGTTAAGCTGGGCGTTGTCGAGAGACTGACCATAGCCCTGCGCCTGCGCCTGGTTCGCGAACTCGCCGCTCTGGAGCTGCTGGCCATAGAGGGTGTTCTGCTCGGCGTCGCCGGCCGTCACCGCGGCGTTCGCGGCGCCCTGATAAGCCTGGTTCTCCTGGTTCCCGAAGATCTGCATCGCGTTCTGGTACGCGGCGCTGTTCTGGTTCAGGCCCTGGTTGGCGAGGTTGGATTGCTCCTGCTCAGTCGCCTGCTGCCACTGGGGGTTCAGGTACTGCGTTTCGGTGTTATAGGCGGCGTTCTCGGCATTCGTGACCGCCTGGTCGCCCGTGGCGGTCTGCGGAATGCTCGTCTGAATCTGACCCCCGTTGGCGCTGTACTGAAGGCCGGGGAGGCCTGCGTAGGGGTTCGCGCCCGTCGCTGCGTTTGCAGCGGTAGACGCGAGGTTTGGGGCGGCGCCAGACAGCGACTCCTGCGCGCCCGTGTCGTTGTTGAAGATCTGCTGTTCACTCGGGCTGAGCGACGTGCTCTGCGTCCACTGCCCGGTAGTCGGGTTCTGCGTCCAGTCGACTGAGCCATAGGGCGAGCTGGTGTTATAGTTGTTCAGCCACGATTGCTGCTGCGCCGTTGCCTCATTTGAGTCGGTCTGTTGCTGCGCAACCGTGTTCGGGTTTGGCGCTGACGGGGGGGAGGGCTTTCCCATTTAGGCGGCTCCGCATGTTGAAGCGGTGCTCGGCCCAATCCTCGGCGAGGAGCCCTGAGATGATCGCGTCGTCTGTCCCGAAGCCACGGCGGATGAGTCCCTCTCGGCTGAAGCCGAATTTTTCGAGGAACCTCAATGCGCTGGCCGTCTTAGACGGTGTGATCGAAGTTACACGCCCACACGCTAGCTGGCCGAACGGATATTCCAGAATATCCGTCACCAGCCGCGGCGTGAGGAACTTCGGGGAAGCCGAGGCGAAGCTGATCTGGATGGACCTGTAGGTCGGCTGCCAGTCGGTGAAGACGACGCCGCCGAGAAGTTGCGCCTCATCCGACAGGACGCCGAACGTGACAGCGTTCTCCTCAAACCCAAGCGTACCGGCCATGAGCGGAATGCGGCTCGCCACCCAGGCCGCCATTGCGCCCGAGCGATCGACGACAAGCCTCACAGGATCGTGCCCGGCTTGAAGACGATGTCGATCCCAAGGAGCTGCACGGGAACTGCGTAGCTCGCCGCTGCGACGGAGAGCTCATTCCCCGACCCGTCCGCCAGCGTGTTCCCTGCCCCGTCACCCACTAATGCGCCGTAAGGGAGTGAAATGGAGAAGGTCATGCGCGGCGCGCCCATGAAGCCCACCGCGCCGAGACCGGCCCAATCGTAACGAATTGCGTTGACGTCGGTCCAAATCGTTGATCCCCAGAACATCTTCCCCCAGAGGGTCGAGGTGACCGCCGGCACGGTTGGGATGTTCATCGGGACCGTAGAGGCATAGTCCGCCAGCATGGCCAGTGCCGGCTGGATGCGAGGGATGGTCTTGAGGAGGGGCCGGGCCATGGTCCAGGTCTTCTGCCGCCCTGGAAGCCCGTAGGCGGAGAAGGCCCACTGCACGTCATAGGTGACGGGGTTCCCGTTGTCGGTCGCGCCCGTGTCGGCCTGATAGACGCCGTCCGGCGCACCGAAGTAGAGGAGGCTGTTGCACAGGCCCCAGCAGAGCGCATTCATCCCGACGAAGCGACACCAGCGCCCCGTTTGGGCCACCTGAACATATTGCACGGCCGCCGCCTGGGACTGCGTCGGGATGTTGAACAGGGTGTAGCCTCCGGCCGGGTAGGCTACGGCCTCCCATCCGAAATTGCCGCTGTATGAGGCCTGCGCGGTCCGAAAGGCATTCTGGATCATGTCGGTGAGCGCGGTTCGCTCCTGCGCCTCACGATCGAGCGTCAGGATCTGCGACAGCGCCATGATGCCGAGCGTCGTGATGATGATCACGTCCGCGCCCATGCGCAGGAGGCATCTCGAGCCGATCGGCTCACCGGTCGTGAACACCCCCACCAGGGACCAGTTGTTCGCGTTCGTCGGGTCCGTTCCCTGATAGACGGCGATCTCCCCGCGGGTCGTGATGAAGCAGCAGTACTCCGAGGGGCCAATGCCGCCCTCGACGGTCCAGCTGCAGCCCGCGACGAGCTCTCCCCCGAGCGTAAACACCGAGCCTAGGTCCAGGCATTGCATCACGCCTGAGATGGCCGTCACCGGCAGAAACCACGCCCGGGTCGAGCCCTTCTCGATCCCCCAGATGCGCGAGGAGTTCAGGAAGCAGGTGATCAGGTTCGCGGGGTTGAGTGTGATCGCGCCATCGGTCCCCGACAGGCCGGTGTTCTCCGTCCAGGTCGTGCCGTTGTAATAGACCGGCGTGTCGCCCCCGTTGCAGGCCCAGAGGTACTGTCCGCCGAAGTTCTGGAAGTTGACGTAGGACCAAGGGTTGGAGGTCGTGGGCGTGTAGACGGCCGAGCCCGGCGCGGCGCCCTGGGTGTTCACGTCGTAGATGAACGCGCCCGAGCCCGCGAACATGTGGTCGCCGCCGGGTCCGCGCCAGATCAGCAGCGAATGGACCGGAGACGTGAAGCCGTTGACCTGCACCACAGACCCGGCCCGCGCATCGCAGTAGCCGTTGCGGGGGAGCCAGTTATCCATGACGACGGCGTTCGTCGGCGGCATGGCCGCCAGCGCATTCTTCTGGTCCCAACCGCCCACGGGCGCAGGGATCGACGTGGAGAGCGCCGTCTGCTGGCGCTGGGGATTGCCTTTGGCGGGTTGGCGCATCAGAATGCCTCTAAGTCATTCATCCGCCAGGGAAATTCCCCTCCGGAAGGTTCGCTAGCGGGATCGGCCACGTCGAGCCGCCCGTGAAGTCGAGCGCGCCCTTGCCGCCGTCATTCCCCATGGAGATCTGCACCATCCGCTCGTAGGAGGTGAAGTCCTCGGCGTAGTCGAAGCCCTTCTCCTTCTTGAACCGCCAGCGGACGCCGAGCTTGATCAGGTTCTCGTCAAGCAGGCTCACGTCCGTGTCAGCGGCGTAGGCCGCCTGGCCCTGGCCGTTCTGGCTCTGCACCCAGTTGATCGAGATGTACTCGTAAGCGATCTGGTCGTTCTGGGCCGGGTTCGGCGTAATCAGGACTTCGCCGCCGCGCTGGCGGAAGGCCAGGAACACGCGGTTGAGCTGGGGCTGCGCCTGGATCGACTGCCACACCTGGGGCGTGATCGGCCCCAGCATCTGGCGCCGGGTCGAGCGGTCGTACTGGCTGTTGCCGATGAAGCGGTCGAAGTCGGCCGGGAGAAACCCCGGCTGCACAGCCTCCGTCACCGCCGGGAAGACGTCCTCCTTCATGAGGATCTGCCATTGGCAGCGCTTTTGAAGCTCCTGGCCGTCCTCGTTCGCGAGCTCGAACATGAGCTGAACGTTCACGTCGCTCGACGTCGCGACCGCAGTCGGGACCGGGAGGGTCAGGCGGCGCGAGACAGACTGGACGACGGTCAGGAGGGACATGGACTACAGGCCGCCCCGGCGCTTGGCGTCCATGTTCGCCTGGCGCTCGGCCTTCGCGGCCTCGTGCGCGGCCTTGGCGCCCGGATGGTCCACCGCCTCGATCAGCGGCTTGATCGGCTCGGCCGCCGAGCGCTCGCCGTCCCTGAATGCCTCCCACGCGACCGGGTACTGATCCTTGTCGGAAGCCGTCATCGGACGCGGACCGATCTTCGACCGGCTGTCGAGCTGGATTTCGAACATCACCTGATCGCCGTTGCGGAAGAACCGTGGGCCCTTGGTGGCGATGCGGACGTCGCAGACGGGACGATCAGCCATTGGCCTTCTCCTTGCGCTTGAGGGTGGCGATCTCGGCGTTGGCTGAGGTCAGGTCTCGCGTCAGGCGCTCGACATCGCCCTCGGCCTTCTCCAGCCGGGCGAGGATGCGCTCCAGCGGCGCGATGCCGTTCTTGGCGGCTTCGAGGAAGGTCCGGGCCGTCTGGCGCAGCTCGCGCGCCCCCATGCCCAGGTTGTTCAGCTTGTCGTCGGTGATGGCCGCCAGCTGCTCGACGGTGCGGATGTGGAAGTAGGCCAGCTCCTCGGCCTTGGCCACGGTCATGCAGCTGTGCGGCCATTCGCGCAGCGGCGTGCCCTCCAAGGGCTGTTCCCGGCCCGCCTTGAAGGCGCCGTACTGTTCGGGCCAGCGCTTCTTGTGCTCGTCGTTCACCGGCTCGACGACGACGGAGCCGCGGTTGCCCGGCACGACGATGCGGACGCGCTCCTGCTCCTCGAAGATCGGGCGGCCTTCCTGCTTGGACTTGAACTCCATCTTCACCGCCTCGGTGAAGAAGAAGGCCGTCACCTGAAACTTGCGGGCCTCGGCCCCGAACTTGTCTTCGCTCACGTACGTCCCCTGCGTCGAAAGAGATCGGGGGCGACCGAAGCCGCCCCCGTCCCGCTTAGTTCTGCGTCTTCAACTGCGGCCAGTAGACGTTCGCGACGACGTGAGAGGTCACGGTCGCGGAGACGGCCGATGCGGTCGCGGTGGCGTTCTGGAGGGTCGAGTACGAGCCGGCGGTGTTCGTGCCGACCGTGATCCTCCAGCCGCTGCCCTGCTTGTCGATCGCGGCGACGATCGCGTTGGTGAAGCCGGCCATGGTGAAGGCCATGCCCACCGTCAGGTCCGCGACCCCGCTGGCCGAGTTCCCCGACACCACGTTGGTGATGTAGGGCGATCCGGAGGTCGTGTTGCCGGTGAAGCTGATGGACGAGGACGCCCCGAAGGCCGTCAGTCCGTCCGTCGACTTGGTGCCGGAGGTATGGGTGTTCAGGAACTTCACCTGGCCGGCGGTCGCCGTGGTCTCGGCCTGCCCCGTCGCGATGGACGACGCCGCGGCCTGGACCGCGGCATGGCCGGCGCGCTGGACCCAGCAGTAGTAGGTCCCGGCCGGCGTCTGCGGCGCCCACACGTTCAGCACGCCGAACTCGGCGTTCAGCACGCCGTTCGCGGTCGTGAGCAGGGTGAGGTTGTAGTTCTCGTCCCACTCGTAGACCTGGCCCGGCAGGAGGTCGGTCGCCGACGCCAGCACGAGTTGGCAGAAGACGAACTCGGACGCGCGGTCGCCTTCCACGATCATCCCCGGCCGCCACTGCGGCTGCGGGACGCCGTATCCGGTGGACGGCGATGCGGCGGACGTGGCCTGATAGAGCAGGCACGGATTCGCGCCCATCTCGGAATAGACGCCCGAGCCGGTGGCGACGCCCTTGCCGAAGTCGCCCTGCCAGACGTGACCGCAGACCGAGGCCCCAAGCCCCTCGCCCGTGAGGAGGGCCGCGACGGCAACCCTCGAAAGCAGTTCGGATTTCATGGCTGCGCGCTCCCTTAGGCGATCAGCACGCCTTGAAGCTCGGCGTTGGACAGGGTCATGTTCCCGGCCCAGACGATCAGCTTCACAGAGGCGTCTTGGTTGATGGACTGGACGTTTTCGAGCGGGACCATGTTCCGCTTCGAGGACGGCCGGTAGTGGATGTAGTCGGTGTTCAGGAAGTACATGTGGTTGGCCGGGCAGGCCGCACCGATGCCGCCGTCCGCGACGACGTCCGCGCCCTGATACTTCAGGGTTTGGAAGCCCGCCTCGCCGCTGTCTTCCTTCATGATGCGCTGGATCGCCTGCAGGCTCTCCCAGTATGCATTGTAGAAGTTGTTGTCGGCGATGATCAGGTCCGTCACGTCGTTCTGACGCTTGGTGCTCAGCCAGAGCTGGTTCATGTATCCCTGGATGTTGGCCGAGCTGACCGCGGCGCCGCCGTTGTTCACGCCCGAGAACACCTGATTGCGCCAGAACGACCACTGCGAGCGGTCGATGCCCCCCACGACGCCCGAGGTCGGGGCGTCGGCCACCAGGAGCTGCAGGCCGCCGATCTGAAGGCCGCCGTCCGCCGTGCCGTTCGAATAGAGATCGAACGATAGGTTGTTGCGCATGGTCTTCTCGGCGTTCGAGATGCGCGACTCCAGCAGATCGATGATCTGGTCTTCGCCTGTGTTCTGGACATCGATTTCGAGGCCGTTCCAGGTGACGGCCACCGCGACCTGCTTCCAGTCGAACTCGGCCGCGGTGAACACGTCCGAGGGCTGAATGTTGAGCACCTGGTAGCCGGCGTAGCGCTGATACGTGCCGTTTTGCGCGTACTCCAGCTCCTGCACGATGGTGCGGCCGCCAGAGACGGGCTTGATGGTGCGCTTCTTCCGCATCCGCGCCAGCAGGGCGTTGTTGTTGGTGACGTTGTCCGCCAGCTTGCCGCTTCGGTTGCGCAAGGTGGTGGTGACGATTTCGTTGAGGTTCGGCGAAGCCATGGCCTAGAGGACCTTTCTGTCAAACCCGGGCGGAGCGGAAGCTTTCCGCAATCTCGTCCCGGAGCGATCGGTTGGAAGTGCCGGCGCCGGCCGGGGCTGAGCCCTGACCGGGTGCGCCAGCGACGGAGCCCGCCGCCCGCCTCGCTCCGCTCGCAGTGGTCCGCTGGGCGTTCAGCCGGTCCGCCTCGGCCTTCTTGGCGGCGTCCGCCTGGAGAAGGGCTCGGGTCTCGGGATTGGCCCACACCGCCTTGTCGTAGGCGTCCTTGAGATCCTTGGCGCGGCCGCTCTGCAAGAGAGCGATCATGTCTTCCCGCACGTTGTGGAAGTACGGGTTCGCCGAGTCGGCGGCGAATGCCTGGATGTCGGATTGGACGGCCTGAAGGCGTTGGGCCTGCTCGGCTTGATCACGCTGCGAAAGCTGCGACCGAAGGGTTTGGACTTCTCGGGCCAGCGTTTGGAACTGCGGCGGAAGCTGGGCCTGGGGCTGCTGTCCCGCTTGCGGTTGAACGCCGAAGTGTTGGAGGGTGACGCCCTTTTGGCGCATCAGCTCGCGCAGCGCCGAGACGGGATCGCGGTCGATCCAGTCGGACGCCGCGAACAGCGTCTTGACGAAATCGACCTCGCTCACGCCACGGGCCGCGAGTTGGTCGCGCCTGGGGGCGAGGATCTGCTCCAGCGGTTCATACCGCTTGAGCGCCGACGCCCGGTCTTCGAAGCCGCGGTTCACGTCCGCTTCGCGCTTGGCGATTTCGCTCTGCACGATGGGCGGAAGACTGGCGAACGCGGCCTTGGCGGGCGCGGACCAGGATGCCGGGGGCTGGATGGGCTCGGCCGATGCGCCCGGCTGGGCGGCTTGGCCTTGAGCTTCCGGCGCGGCCGGGGCCTGGGTTTGGGTGGCCTTGGCGAACCGGCCAGAGGGATCGCGGCCCGGTTGAGCGGGCTCGGCGGCCTTCGGCTCGGCGGGGGCGGCCGGCGCAGTCGGCTCGGCGGCCTTCAGCGCGGGTTCGGCCGGCGCGTCACGGTGCTCGTCAAAGGCTGCATTCAGGCTGTCACGGATCGACAGTTCATCGCCGCCGCCGTCGTGTTCGTTCTCGATGCTCATTGTCCCCTCAACTGATGAATGGCGCGCTGGATGTCCCGGCCCGGCCGGTCGAGCTCAACGCCGCGACGCTCGGGCATCCGCTCGTTGCCGATGATCACGCACCCCGCGCGCCGGGTGTCGCGCTCATAGGCGCGCTTGGAGTCGTAGAGCCGTCCCGTCGCGTGGTTGAACGTCGGGTCCATCCCGTCGCTGATGACGTACGGCGCGTCCGCTGACGCGTGCAGCGGGGAAGCAAGGTGCTTCTCCACCAGCTCGCCGTTTCTCAGGACGTAGGTCGCTCGGGCCATACGTCGGAGGATGAACGAGGGGACGGATATTCCAGAATATACCCAGAGGGCGCGTCCACTTAGTTCCCGGCCGCGATCCAGGTAACCACTTCCCCCTGTCCCGACGAGTTGTGAACGTTAAACCCGCTCCCGGAATACGTGGTCACATATGGTGCATATACCCCAGTCGGCGTTCCGCTACCGATCTGAACGCCGCAGATAGGAGCTATGTTTTCGTTGTAGGTGATCCCATAGCTCACGTACACAGTTGATCCTGCACCCACATAAACGTTACCAGCTGTAATCCGCAGATTTCCAACAGCATTTGCGTTTCCTGCGTTCGTGGCGTTCGTCGCAGTGTTGGCGTTTCCGGAAATGTTAATTCCGTATGTGCCCCCGTTGTTCTGAACGTATCCGCTGGCCGCTACGCCGCCGAGTGCGCTCGCATTGCTTGCGGTCGCAGCGTTGCCCGAGACGTTTCCTGTTACGTTTCCTGTAAGTGGTCCGATGAATGCGCTTGATACGTGTAGATTTCCTGATGAATCTAGATATGCGTTCCCAGAGCCATTGTATAAATTCAACTCGCTAGTGCTTAAATTGTATCCAATATAAACATTGGAATCTAACTGATAAACTGGACCAGTCGGATACTGTACAGCAAAGAAATTAGGAGATCCGCTAAAAAACGTAGTCCCGCTGAATGTCGCTGTGCCTGTTACATTCAGCGTAGATCCTACTGTTACTGCCGCATCAAACGCGTTCGTACCAGACCACGTGTTGTTCGTGTTCAGCTGCGGAACGACCGCACCTGATGTCCCGATCGTCGCGAGTGCAGCGGAGTTGAGCCCAAGGTTGGCACGCGCCGCTGTTATGCTGGAGAGATCCGACAGGTTATTCGCCGGCTGGAGATATCCAGTTCCCAGCTTGGCTTGTAGATACGCCGCCAATACTGACGCCTGCACCTTGGTCAGTGGGCCCGACGCGCGCCAGGTGGCGAGCAGATCAGTGTCCAGGATGTTCGAGGCGCCCGTGAGGTTCGGGTACGTGATGTCCCCGGCCTTCGCGGGCGTGGCCGGAAACCAGGCGACGAGGCCGTAAACCAGGAGAGCCGCCGCTGCGATCGCAGAGGCGGCGAGATTGGCGCGAGCCGGGCTGAGCGTCTTCATGGCCGCGATGATCGCGCGCGCCATACATATTCCAGAATATGCGTCAGGACGACATGCCGACCGAGTTCACCCACGTCGACCCGCTCCACCAGACGGGAAAGCCGAGGGTCGTGTCGAAGTAGGGCTGGCCGATGAAGGTTGCGGTCGGGCGCGCGGTAGTTGGGCCGCTTGCCGTCAGCAGCGCGAAGACGGTGTTCGCGCTGCGGCGGATCGCGTCGAGGTTCTGAAGGGCTGGAATCTGGATCGGCGCGGTCACAGGCGGACGCTAAGACGCGAAAGGTATATTCCGGAATATGCGTTGGCGTTGATCGCCTAACGCGGGTGTGCGAAGATACCGCCTGTCGAGGGGCCGCATGAAAAAGCAGTACGAAGCGTTGAATGGCCTGCGTGGGGTGGCGGCGCTGGCGGTAGTATGGCTGCACATTTGCGACATATGCCGACTGCCGGACAGGCCATCCAATGCCCACCTCGCTGTAGACTTCTTCTTTTGCCTTTCGGGCTTTGTAGTCGCTTACTCCTATGAGGATAGGCTGAAGTCGACCATGGGATTCATGACGTTTCTGAGGATACGCCTGATCCGGCTTATGCCGCTATGCGTGTCCGGGGCTGTCCTTGGCGGCGCGGTCCTGCTCGTTCGGTCGCTCACCATTCACGACGTGACGATTTCATCAGTGCTCGCGGCTACGGCTATGAATGCGGTTCTGATCCCGTCGAGTTCAGTGCTTCCCTTGCATGACACCGCCTTCGTGACCGATGGGCCGCTCTGGTCCCTCTGCTGGGAAATGCTGATCAATATCGCCTTTGGCCTGCTGGCGCTGAGCCTGACAACTCCGCGCTTGCTTGCGTTTATCGCCGCTTCGGGCACCCTCACAGTATGGATGGTGTTGACGCATGCCGGCCTGAATTTTGGCTTCGGCACGCACGATCTGGGCCTTGGGGCGGTCAGGGTGATTTTCCCCTTCGCCGCCGGCGTTCTTTTGTGCCGCTTCAGCACCCTGGCTAATACGCTGGCGCTGGGCGTTGGCGCGGTTCTGGCGGCGCTGCTTCTCGGGCCATGGCTGACGCCGCTCGGAGAGGCGGCCGCGGTGCTGGTGATCTTTCCTGCCATGATCTGGGTTGCCGCAGGCTCAAAGGTGACGCCGGGAATAGGTGCAGCCTGCTCGTGGCTCGGCGGCATGAGCTACCCGATTTATCTCCTCAACTTCCCGATCGCCCGGATGGTGGCGAACGGCGCTCCCAAGCTACATCTGACAAGCCCGCTCGCAATGGGAGCCACTTCGCTCGCGCTGACGCTTTCTGCGTCCTGGCTGGCGCTGAAGCTCTACGACGAGCCCCTTCGGGCTTGGCTCGAGCGCTACTCGGGCAAGCCCTTGCTCGCCAGATACTCGGCGTAATCCGCCTGCGTCGCCGCCTCATCCCAGTCCGTGCCGTCCTCGTTCAGAACCTGGAAAATCGACTCGTCAGCGGCGGTGATATAGGCGACCTGAGGATTGAAGGTCGAGGGAGGGGGTTGCGTGGCCATAGAAAATCTCCCTTAGTTTCCACTTGTGAAGGCCGAGGATATGGCGAAGTTTCCCTGCGCCGTCGACCCATTAAGGTAATAGACTTCGTATTGCGTGCTTGAGTTAAAATTCCCGGTGATCGGCACCTTGATCGTTTGACATCCGCCAGCGGCGACTGCCGCAGTTGAAACTGTGAAGAAGTACGTGCCGTTCCAGGTTGCCCTCAAGGAAAGAGTGCCTGCTTGATCAGCGCAGGCCTGTACGGCGAAAGCGGTATATTGCGACGCTGTGTTCCATCGCACCGTCCCGGTGAAACTCCCTGCCGCGCCCAGGGGCGTGGTGCTATCGGTGTATCCGTAGGACGCGTTGGTGTTCCAAGCACCGCTCTGGGTAATGCCGCCGATCGTGTTCGATCCCGCTGGCAAAGACCCTTGCAAGTCGAAATACCAGGGATTGTTCGTGTTGCCCGGCCCCTGGGAGACAGTTCCGCCGCCGCCAGAGCACCCGGAGACGCAGTCTACTTGTATGGGATTGTTCGCGCTGCCCTGCTGAGCCATGGCGGGCGCGGCGTACATGAGCAGAAGGGCCGCGAGCGCGCCCTGGATCAGTTTGCGGGGCATTACGGCCTCCCTCCAATGTCGATGAACTCCCGGCGTGGGTCGTGCTGGGCGGACCACTGGTCGAGAGCGAGTTTTCCGGCGTCTAGCCGTAGGTGTGCCTGCCCCTCGGCGATATCCGCCTGGGCCTTGTGCGCACCCGTCTGCGCCACGATCATGCGCGCCTGCGCGGCAACCATGGCGGCGGGGTCGGGGCCCTTGCCTTCGCCCGGCTGCTGCGGCTGCGGCGGCGGCTGGTTGGCGATGCTGTCCGCGATCCGGTCGATGATGTCTTCCAGCTCGCGCCCGGCTCGGTAGTGGCGGACGAGGTATTTCATCGTCTCGCCGATGAGCGGCATCATCTGCGGCGCGGCCTGTACGGCCGGGAGCGCGGACGAGATGTAGTGGCCGAGCGCTTCGATGAACTCCGTAGCCGCGGCCTTGGCCGCCTGCTCGTCGGGCTCGATCGTCGAGTCGGTCTCGACGTCGATCCTGAATTGCCGTGAGGCCTGATCCTGCAGAAGCTGCATGACCTCAGCCCATGTTGGGTTCGAGAGCTGCCGCTGCACCTGGAACGGGACGGGCGGCGGAGATGGCGGCGCGGGCGGCTGCGGAGCGGCCTGGGGCGCCCCGGGAGGCGAGCCGGGCTGTGGGGGCTGTCCCGGCTGCATCGGATGGGGTGGCGCGCCCGGCGGTACTGTACTCTGACCGGGCGCGCCTTGCGGCGGCTGCACGGGCGCTTGGCCGCCCGGAGCCGCCTGGGGACCTTGCGGCCCCTGCGCAGGCATGGGCGGTCGAGCCGCCGCCTGCTGCATCGCGATCTGCTGTTGCGCCTGCTGCTTCTGCTCAGGCGAGTCGAACATCTTGAGGTCCGTGACCTGCTTCAGCGTGTTGACCGAGAACCGCGATCCGATCACCTGCCCCATCAGCCGGATCAGGTCGCGGGCGAAGCGGGCGAGCTCCTTCTGCTTGTCGCGGACCCTGACCGCGCCCCAGTTGGCCTTGATGCCCTGGGCCGTGGCCGTCTCATCCGCGTCGGAGGCGCCGCGCAAGATGTCGGCGATGCCGGTGATCTGGAACACGTCCTGGATGATCTGGGCCCGGAGCTTGACCATGGCGTCGAGCGTGCTGACGACTTGGTCGAGCGGCCACCACTCGATAAGTCCCCTCACGCCGCCGTCGCCTTTCAGCGTGGCCCAGTCGGAGATGGGGACCAGCCGGTTCTCGCCCTCGCTGAACAGCTCGGCCAGATCCAGCCCCGTCGAGCCCGCATAGAACCCCATCATCTTCAGGCCCTTTTCGAGCCTGCCGATCTTGGCCGTGAGCATGTCGATCTCTTCGGCCTGGTCCTGGTAGAAGACGTAGTCGGGGACCGGGATCACGCTGTTCGAGGTCGTGGTGCCCTGGATCGGACGGGGGAACGGCCAGAAGTCGACAAGCTCCAGCGGATCGTCGCGCTGGTCGAGGAACTCGCCGGGGTATCCCTTGTTGATCCAGAGCGCCTGTTTCGTGCGCCGGTCCCACAGCTCGTAGATCACCGCCTTGTCGTCGGCGTTCTGCTCGCCGTGCGTGGTGGTGTGGTTGCCCGCCGTCTGGTCCTGGCGCCAGTCGAGCGGGACGGCGTTGCCGATCTCCTCGCCGAAACGGTCGATCAGCTCTTCACGGGTCATGTAGACCCGGCGCGCGGCCCACGGCAGTTCCGACCACGTCCGAATGACCGGGTGGATGAAGTCGTCGTAGTGGACGTGATCGGCGATGACCTCCTCATAGTCGAGCACGTCCTCGACGATGTGGGGGCCGATCTCGTCGTCGTGCTTGACGTCTGCGGCGTCATGCTGGCGGCCGGTCGCATCGATGTAGGCGTCGGCGTCTTCGGAGACGGACGGTCCCTCGCTGGTCGTGTCGCCATCGGCGCCGGGCTCTGGCTGCGCTGGCGCCATGGGCGTCACCGGCGTCTGCGCCTGCTTCATGTGCGGGACGTAGCGGACCCACGCCGTACCGCGGGCGTAGAGCAGGAAGTCGTCACGGCAGAGCTTCATGACCGCGTCGAAGTCCTGGGCGTCCACCGTGTAGCTCAGGGCGCGCTCAAGCACCTCAGACGAGACGCGCCCGACCGGATCCTCGTCCTTGAAGCGCCGATTGACCTCTGGCCGTGGACAGCGCGCATAGACGACGGGCTTCAGGGTTTCCTGGTTGGCCCAGAGCAGCGCGAACTTCTTCGCGTCGCGGCCCTGGTTCTCCGTCCGCTCGTCCATGTAGCGGTTGCGGACCTTCTTGCAGCGCGTCGTCCACTCGTGGCGCTTCTCGTCCTTCTCGGCGCGCTCGATCTTGTCGATCCACGATTGGACGGTGCGGTCAGCGCCGGGATCGTTGGCGCTGACCTGGGCATCAGTCGAAGTGGGGGGCGCTTCGGCCACTTCAGGCGGCCAGACGGCTCTGCGGGGACTGACTGTCCAGCCTAGGCGCGAAGCCGATAATTTCAGTCGTCTTTCCCGCCGCGTTCTCGATAATCGCCCGCTCGAACCGCTCCGGACCGGGAGCGTCGAGCATGTTGTCGCCAGTTATGTCATACCGAACGTCGCAGAACTCGCCATTCGGTCCAACCGGGCGATGCAGCGTGATTTCGGCGATGCCGCTGTCTTGCCGGATGATCGTGAAGCTCTCGGCTTCTAGGATGCGCTGGCGGAAGTTTCCGTCACGGTACAGTTTGATCGTGAACATTCGTGTCTCCTGCTGCTTCTGGGCCCCGCGGGCCATCGCTGGAGACAGGAGGTTCGCCTACGCCATGGATATTCCAGAATATACCTCAGATCCTTGACGAGCCGGACGAACGGTCGTGGTGCTTCATCAGCTGGTCGAAGGTCATGGCTGAGACGCCCTGAGGCGTCCCGGCCACTGTCTTCTCTGGGACTACGATCGCCGGATGGACTTCGTCCAGCGCCCGCCCGATCAGTGAGGCGCAGTCCACGTCATCGTCATGTCGCCCAGCCGGGAAGCGCAGCAGCTCCGACAGGAATGCATCGCCGTCCGGTCCTTCAGGGATCGCCACCATGCCCATCGCCGCCCTGGCCTGGATGCCCCGCGCCCGCGTCGGCTTGTCGGAGATGGATGGGAGCCATTCGAGCCTGCAGGGCGATTTCCGCTCGAACATGCGCCGCCGCAGCATCGGCTCGACGGCCTTCTGGATCACGCCAGCCTCGCCGAACCAGGCGAACGGCCTGTGCTTCTGGATCAGGTCAATCTGCCGCTCAATCCACACGTCGGCGCTCGTCTGGCCGCGCCAGCCGCCCGGGAGGAGCCAGAGGCGGCTTTCAGGATCGACCCCCCACATGCGCAGGCAGGTGAAGTCGCCGCCATCGTCGGTCACCGCATAGTCGCTCGTGCCGTAGATGCGGAGCGCCTTGGGCAGCTGGTCTGGCTTGTACCGGACGAACCAGCCGCGCTGGAAGAACGTGCCATCATCCGGCTGCGGCCTCTGCTGGTAGAGCGCTGCCCAGGTGCGCGCCTGGCTGCGGAACGTGCGCCAGTGCGCAGCGTCGAACCACTCGGGCCAGAGCATCTCGCCCGGCGCCCGGCCGAGCGGGTCGTTCGCCTTGGCCTCGGCCGGAATGCACAGCACCTCCCACGTCTCTCCGTCGCGGCAGAGGATAGGGCCGCTCTCGCCGTCATAGTCCTCGGGCAGGATCGAGCCAGCCAGGTCCGCCTCATGCCAGCGCGTCTGAATGAGCACGATCCGGCCGCCGGGCTTGAGGCGGGTCTTGAGGCTGTCGTCGTACTCGGCGCGGGTGCGGCTGCGGATCGTCTCGGAGTCAGCCTCCTGGCGGCCCTTCACCGGGTCGTCGATCACGAGCAGGTCAGCGCGGTTGCCGGTGATGCCTGACAGGATGCCTCCGCCCATCCACTCGTTCTCGTTGGTCAAGGCCCATTCGTCCGCGGCGCTGCTGTCGGGAGACAGGCTGGTGTCGAACACCTCAGCGAACACCGGCTGCCTGACAATGGACCGGGCGCGGCGGCCAATCTTCCGGGCCAGGTCGGTGGCGTAGGTGGCGACGATGACGTTGCGCCGGCGCCGGCGGCCCATGAACCAGACGGGGAACACGACAGAGGCATAGGTGGACTTCGCCGATCCTGGGGGCATGAACACCATGAGGCGGCGGATTTCTCCGCGCTCGACGGCCTCGAGCTTGCTGACGAGCAGGCGATGATGGGACGCGAGATGGCCGGTGACCGACTCGAACACGTCGCAGTCTTCCGTCTCGTCCACCGGCGCGCCCGGTATCTCGATCGTCGCGCAGAACGCCTCAAGGCTTTCGCGGGCGTCGGCGAGGTTTAGCAGCCGAGCCGTCAGCGCTGGGTCGGCCAGCAGCCCTTCCAAGGATAGTTCTGAGCTCTGCACGGTCTTGTGCGCTCAGCCTGGCGAGCGCCTCCACGGTTGGAACTGCCGCCACGCCCACCGGCGGCTTGTCTTCGTCGCCACTGATCGGCTGGGTGGGCTTTCCGAAGGCGCGGTCGAGCACGCTGTTGGCGGCAGAAACAGCGATGCGGCCGTCCTTGTCCTCGATCAGCTCGATCAGGCGGCCGATGGCGCGCACGGAGCCTTCGCGGGCGAGGTCGATCACCTCGCGCTCGGCCTTGGGCCTGCCGCCTGGATTCCCGCTCTGGCCGGGCTTGAACGTCACGCTTCAGCCACCCTGTTCTCAAGATCGCGCCTGTGCCGAAGTTCCGAGATAGCGGCGCTCAGGTTCATCGCGTCGGATACGGCTGCGTTGAACACTTCAGGTCGCTTCGGAAGGTAGGAGCTGCCGAAATTTAGCAGCCACACGAACAGCAGCTCCAGCTCGCGCAGGTCGGCGGTTCGCTCCTCGCTCACCCTCGCCTCCCATGACAGCAGCGGTCGAAGCGGCGCTGGATGGAGCGTTCAAGCTCGCGGATTGGTCTCTGGGCCAGCCAGCGCTGATGCGACTCTTCGGCCTCGCGCAGTTGTTCAAATGTCGGCCCATAGACCGGTCCGCGAGGAAGCGGGAACGGATCTGACCACGGATCGAACAAGTCGAACCCAAACGCAGCGCGGAAATCGTCTCTCCAAAAGCTCACGCCACCAGCCTCCCCCGCAGATACCCAATCCCCACGTTCGCCACAGCCTCGTCACAAGCCGCGCGCCCAAGCTGCGTGAGCTGGTAGCGGCCGTCGTCTGACGGCGGGATCGCTCCAACGCCGAGCGCCTGGCGGATGCACGGCAGGTCGAGCTTGAGCGTTGTCGTCGAGACGCGAGCCCTACGGGTCAGGTCATCTCGCGATACCGGACCCGAAGCCGCATAGAGCGCGGCCACGATCCTGGAATGGCTCGGATTGAAGCCGAACCATTCGCACAGATCGGCCTCGAAGTCGGAGGTCACACCCACTTCTGAGCCTCGGCTGAAATGGGAACGCCGGAAAAAGGCCAGGCGAGCCAGGATGTCTTCGACAGGATCTACGGGGGCGAAGGCGATCATGCCGGTATCCCCTTGGGCTTGCCGCCGAGTAGGACAGCGAGTTCCCTCACCTGCTCGCCACTGATCCGCTGGATCGGCTTGCGAGGCAGGCTGTCGGCCGCGCGCTTGGCCCGGTACGCCGCCTTGTAGAGTGGCTCGGCGTGCTTGAGCGCCAGCGCGCGAAGCGGGCCGGGCTTTGGGAACCATTGCGCGTCGGCCTGCAGCGTGTAGTCCCTCACCGCGGCCCCAAGGGCTTCGGCTGGGATATCGCGAAGCGCTTCGTAGTAGACGCGCCAGAAGGCCTTAGTCGTGGCAGCGTCGCCGACGCCGAACACCACCACCAGCGGCTGGAGCGCGCGCCCGACGCCCTCGTCTCCCACACCCTGGGCCAGGGCCTTCAAGTAGGGCGCCGCGTGCTTGACCTCGCGATGAAGCAGCGGATCTGAGCAAATCGCCTCTACCTCGCCGTCAGCCGGAAGATTGCTCGACAGCAGCCGCCATAGCGGCGGCGACAGGCGACAGGCGCTCAACGTAGCGGGCCTGTCGATCGGAACTGGAGCTCTGGGATTTTCGGACATCGTCGAGTCTCACGGGCGCGGATGGAGCTGGCGGGTTCAGGCGGGCGGTGCGGTTCTGCCGGGCGATTTTCACGGCAACGGTCCACGACCTCATCGAGCCCGGTCCGTCTTGGGCGCGGTGCCAAGCGGCCGCGGTCGTGATGGCCGGAAGAATGTCGAGTTCCCAATCACAGGCTGGGATTTCGCTGGTCAGGGCGACCAGCTGGGCAAGGCTGGCGATCCCTGGCGCCGTGGCCATCGAGGCCAACGCATCCCCCGCTGCCTCGCGGACCTCAGCCAGACGCTGGCGCGCATCGGCGGCGCTCGCTCGCGCCGAATGAGCGTGTGTGTCGGGGTCGGGGGGATTAATTTCTTTAGGGGGTGCGGGGGGGATTTCTTTATCAAGGGGGACGGGGGGCGCGGTGACGTCACGGTGACCATCACCTGTGACGTCTCGCGGTGACGTCTCGTGTGACGTCACATGTGACGCTTCGGATTTCCGCTCGCGCCAACGCCGCGTGCGCTCAGCGCCGGCCGAGCGTGGCTTCTGCTCAGCCTGGATCGCCTCGAAGATTTCCACGGCATCTTCGAGCGAAAGCCCTTTAGCGAGCATGAGGCGCAGAGCGGCGGTGGGCAGGCTCATGCGATCCCCGCCCTCCGCTTGTGCGCGTCGATGGCGTGCAGAACGGTCGTGTGGTCCCGCTTGAACTTGCGGCCGATCCAGGGGGTGGAGACGCGGCCAGTGGCGTAGATGAGCGCCATGGCCTCCTGGCGGGCGTGGGCGACGTGTTTGATCTGGCAGCGGCCGATCAGGTCGGAGACGCGCAGGCCGTGGCGCTGAGCGACGTCGGCGATGATGCGATCGGAGAAGCCGGCGCCAAGGAACGCCTCGGGCTCAGGGCTGGGCTGGTGAGCCATAATCTGGGATGCGTGGCCGCAGAGGTTGGGGCATGAGGTCATGCGCCGGCCCCCAACGAGTTCCAGAGCTCGAGGTCGAGTTCGGCGCGCTTGAAATCGGTATGAAAGGCTGCGTCGTCTAGATCCCATCCGAGCTTGAGAAGGCGCTTGGCCATGGCGAGGCGTTGGCCTACCGGAAGCTTCGGGGCGATCGCTTTCTTCGCCTCAGGGAGAGCTGGAAGCTCGGGCTGAACAGGGGCCAGCGCAGACGCTAGGGCGCGCTGAAAGGAGCGATCAGCGCGACGCATCTTGGCGCGGAAGACTGTGTCGATCATGACCGCACCACGCGCCAGATGATCGCCTCTTTCCCGCCGCGGGATGGCCCGCGCCGGCCGCTGTCCTCGATCCGCCCCTTGGCCGAAAGCTCGCTCAGCCTGGGGCGGATGTTCAGGATGTCGACCTTCAGGCGCCGGGCCACTCCCTCAGGCGTATCCGGGCGCTGCTTGATCGCTTCGAAGACTCTGGCACGTAGGCCCATAGCCATAGGAGCAGCAGCCTTGGCGGTGGCTTCGGAGGTGGATCTGGCCTTGAAGCCGGGGGCGTTCGGGTAGTCGAACAGGGAGATCTCGGCGTCAGTCACGCACGCCCCCACTGCATCGGCTCTCCAGCGATATCGAAGTGGATGACCTTGAGGTCTCCGCTCTCGACGAGCTTCTTGAGCGCGGACTTGAAGACGGTCTGGCCCGTCGACGTGATGCACGTGCGGAACGAGCCCGGCTTCGTCTCGTCAGGCATTACGCAGACGGTTTCGCCCTCAGCGACACGGGCTTTCAACGCAGCAATCGTGCGGATCATTCGTCGTTCCAATCCTCCCCGCCGGCTCGATCGTGAAGTTTCTCCAGGGCCTTGCAGGCCTCGTAGCCATACTCGCGCGCCCAGGCGGTCAGGGCGGCATCTCCGGCAAGTTCAGACCGGCGAAAATCCGCCGCGGCGTTGTCGATGTCCTCGCGCTGGGTGAGGTCGCGGGTCACGAAGGCCTCCTTGTCCAGTAGTCGGCGGGAAGGTGCGTGGGGCACCAGAAGAGCGGTTCAAGGGTGAGCGGCCACGTCATGCCGAATGCGCCCCACTCGCCGCAGACCTTGCAGGGTCGGCTCGGCAGTTCAGGCTCAGGGAGGGGAAGCCATCGCTGCGGGATCATCGGCCTATCCGCTTCAGAGAGTTCCGGCTACGCGTCTCAAGAAGAGCGCCGCGAGAAAACATCCACTTCCCGACCTCAACCAGGATGATCCCCGCCAGCAGCTTGCCTTTCAGCCCGGCGATCTGCGCGCTCGCGCTTAAGCCGTTCATGGCGCGCGGTGATTTCGATGAGTTCGCGCTGAAGCTCTTGTTCACGTTGCGAAACTCCCTGCCCGATTATTGGTCTGAATATTGCCTCGACGAAGATATCGCCAAAGTAGGCGGCGAGGCTGTCTTCCAGCCTCCAGCCGCATGAGCGGTCCCTGAGGAGCCGCTGAAGGTCGCGCTTGTCGACCCTGAGCCTGAACGCCAGCTCGCCCAGGCACAGACCCTTGTGGATCTCCATGTGCTCTTCGACGAACTTCGCGACCCGTTCGCCTCTCGGCTCGGGTTCGCTGACTTTTTGGTGCGTGATCCCCATCGCGACCTGTCCCATCAGTTGACCTCAACGGGGACGCGGACTCTCCGGATGGAGGGTCGAGCATGGCGGAGGTGATCAGACTGACGGCTATCGAGTGGGCGTGGGCGTGCTTGGAGGCGGCCCGCGACGCAGAAACGGATTTGGAGGCGGCGGAGCTGTTGGAGCGACACCGGCGCCTGATGCGAAAGAAAGAGATTGAGCCGGTGCGGGTTGGGGAACCTGCACCGGCTCGAGTTCGTCAGCTCGCAGGAGCGTGACGGGGAGGAATGGATCTGCCCCCAGGCTAGTGGGCTAAGCTGACCCAAGGGCGCAGTTGCAGCCCCACTGGGGAATGGTGCTCCGGAAATGGACTGAGCGGCACGAAATGTATTCATTCCGACCGATCCCAGGGTATGGCTAATACAAATTAATGCTTTACAGGTGTAAGCATTGATCATCCGCAACTGCGAGTAACGAAAACGCAGATTAACCACTCGCTGACTACGATAATGCTTGCGCTGCGCCGCACTCGGGATTTTTACTTGCCCCGTAAAGTACGGGGGCGCAAAAACGATGCGCGAGCTTTCTGGGTCGGCGTTAGCGGTCGTAATCGCACTTGCAGTGTACGACCGTCGGCATTCGGGGCGATTAATCAACTCCCAATCAACCACGTTCATCGACGACGTATTGAGAGCCTTCGCCGAACCGCGATTGAATCCATCAGTGATTGGCCTGACGTCGGACGGGTTCGATCCGCTCGAAGTGGGATACAAAGAGCTATGCGCCGAGGCGCTGATCTTCTTCGAAGCGGTCGCGCCACTAGTGCGCACGTTGGCCGAGTAATTCACGCGACGGCCCTCTGTTCAGGCGTGTGTGCGACTGATGAGTGCTCGTCTTCTGGAATTTCTCGAAGCTCGGCAGCCGTGAGCGAAATGCCGTGCCGGGCCGCCGCGTCAAGGATCGACTGATGCCGCCACGCAGGGATCTGCCGCTTGACGTGCCAGCTCTTGACGGTCGACGGAGGGACGTCGCCGAGCTTGCTCGCCATGGGGCGGATGCCGCCGAATTTGCTGAAGACGCTGGCCACGAGGCCCTCTGCGTTGACGTGCGATTAACGCACCGTAATCGCACTTCGAACGTGCGTCAATCGCACTCGCATGTTCTGTGCGATTTTCGCAACTTGCGACCCATGGAAGCCCAGGAAATCCTGCGCGAGCTGAAGGCCCGCAGCGTCCCGCACCAGGAGATAGCGGATGCGATCGGGCGCGAGCGGTCGGCTGCTACGAAAATGATCCAGGGGGTGCGCCGCGTCCAAGTTGACGAGATCCCTAAGCTCGTCGAACTGCTTAAAAAATACCCGTCGCATGTCGAGCATATGGGGAACACCCCCGACCTTCCGGTGATGGACCCGCAGATCGCCTACCTTCCGATTCCAGTACTCCCCACCTATGCCGGCATGGGCGGCGGAGGGTCAGGAGATTCGGACCAGAAGACGGCGCTCTTGCCGCGCTATCTCGTCGAGGATGAATTACATGCTCGGCCGGAAGACCTACTCCTGATCAACGTGCGCGGGGATAGCATGATGGACCCTGCCACCGGCCGCGGCTTCCTGCACGGCGATCAACTACTGGTCGACAAGCGCGATCGGAACCCTGTCCAGCCAGGCCCCTTCGCGCTCTGGTTCGATGACGGCTACGTGGTCAAGAACGTCGAGCGCATCCGGAGCACCGGACGCCTGCGGATCTTTTCGAACAACCCGGCTTACAGCCCTGATGAGGTCGGCCCAGAAGACGTCTCGATCATGGGCCGGCCGGTGTGGGTGGCGCGACGCCTGTAGCAGGCGCAGCCTTTGGAGGGGGCATGATATCTATATTGTTCGCCATTCAGGTCGCCGCGACCGTGCCAGACGCGGCATCCGAGCAAGAGCGTCGAATGGGCGCTTACATGACATGTATCCGAAAGGCAGCGGTGCGCATCGAGCCAGCCGGAGAAAGTCCTGATGACACTTCCACAGCGGCGGCGCTTTTATGTTCTGCAGAATATGACGCCGTATTAGGGGCGGGCGGATATCGCGGACTGACGCCAAATCAGATCGACGATGCAGGGCACCAAGCCGCTCTTCAAGAAGTCGTTTTTACCAGATTATGTAAAAAGACCGGAGATTGCGCCTTCGCGCAATTTGTCCCCCACGCGATCCCGACCGCGCGGAAATGACCCGCGCCTCTATCAGGCGCACTGACCGCACACTTCGCACTTAGATGTGCGATTTTCGATTGACATAGGTGCGATTGTCGCACATAGTCCCTCCCGTCGAACCGGGAGGAACGAATGCCCAACCGCCTTACCAGACGCCATCTGCTGGCGATCGAAGAAGCCCTGCGCTTCCGCCTCGCTAGCGAGATTCCAGCCGACCAGAACGGGGAGCCCCGGCGCGAGGACTACGAGCACGCGCTGAGCCTCGTGAAGGTTCGGCTCGATCGCATGGGGCGAGTCTGATGAACGCCCCCTTCACCCAGATCAGACCGGAAGCCGAGGCGGAGACGCCGACGCCGGTCTTCACGCCGGGGCCCTGGCTGTACGGCCAGAACGATTTTCAGAAGGAACTTAACCGTCCTCAGTTCGAGGTCGGCCTCGCCGTTTTCCCGAAGTCGTGCGGAGGCGGAATCTCAGGCCTCCGCGAGGACGGCGAGTACATGCTTCTCAGCGGCCGGTGCCGCGAAGGCGACGCTCGGCTGATGGCTATGGCCCTGGAGCTGTACGGCCTCGCAGACCAGCTCGCCGAGATGAAGACCGACGAGGAGTTCGAAGATGGCATGTCGGGAGACGACGCCGTCGAAACGCTCGGGTCGCTGATCACCTTAGCGCGGCAACTGCGCGCTAAAGCCCGCGGGGAGCAGGCCTGATGCGCGCCGCCCCCCACGACCGCGCGATCCGCCAAGCCATTGAGCTGTGCAATCGCGCCTTCCACACGCCGAAGACACCGGCCGAGGAAGCCCGCGCTCAGATCAGGCTCGCCATCGCCAGCTTACGGCACGGCATGGCGCTGCGTGCCTATAACATGCGGTGCTTCCCGTGGATCTATAGGCATGAGCGCGCTGATCGGCAACGCGCCTCCGTCGGCCGGCTCGAACTGGCTGCCATGCGCCGGCGCCGCGCCGTCGAGCTGTTCGCGCGCGCCGCTCTCCCCTCCACCATCGAACAGAAGGCGGCTTAAGCCATGGCCAAGACCAGACTTCTCACCAGCGACCGCGAGGCAATCGAGCGCGCGGTGATCAAGCACAAGTTCGAGCCGCTGGAACAGGCTGCCGCCGTCACGGAGGGCGCGCTCGCGGTCGAGGCCTACCAGCGAGGCTATGGCGTCCACGTCCCGTATCTCGCCAAGGCCCCGAAGGGCGCCTTCCTTGAAGCGAACAACTTCCGCCTCAACGTCGGCGGCCGCGTCTTCCGGCTGCAGTTCTCGCCCGAGAGATCCATCTCCTATCGCTTCTTCTACAAGCACAAGGGCGACTGGACCGACCTGCTGGAGCTCGACGTCACCGACGAACTCGGCCAGCGCATCATCGCCCACGCCGAGAACAAGGACCAGCTCGTAAAGGATAAGACCGCGCTGACGAAGGTCGTCTCCTCGACGCTCGCCCAGTTCCGCACCTTCGATGATCTGCTTACCGGCTGGCCTGAGGCGGAGTCCTTCATCAAGGCCCGCTGGCAGACGCGCCCAGATTACAAGGCGAACGTCCCTGCGGTCGTGATCAAGGACCTCTCCGCGCAGCTCGATCTGCCGCCGGAAACGCAGAAGGCGGCCTGACCTATGACCGCCCCCACCTACGCCAACCGCCCCCGCACCTGGGAAGACGACTGCAAGACGGCTCAGATCATCGCTGTGACCGTCCTACCGGCCGCCCGCGCGTCGTACCGCCGGGGCCTGGAGAAGGGCGCTCAGCTCGCTGCCCAGGCTGCGCAGAGGGTGAGATGGACTATCACCGTAAAAGCCTGCGACGCCGGCGCCTTCGGCCTGGCGGTCGGGCTGCTTCTGGGGGTGATCGCTGATCATCTGGTGTCGAAGTGAGCGACACCTATCCCCTCACCGTCCCTGCATCCTGCGGCCTGAAGGTCTCCTGTCTCTATTGCGATGGGAGCGGCCACCGCTGTGACCAGTGCGCCGGGGACGGCTGGCTCTACGCCGACGATGTGGAGCGCCGTGACCCTCCGACTTTCTACGCCGAGGACGTGGAATGCGCCAACCTTCAACCCTCGCTCAACGCTGGTCGTGGTGGGAGCGCGCCGTCTCTGGCGACGAGCCGCCCGTCCACGAAGACGAGCCCCACGCCGGATACTTTGCCGTGCGCAAGTTCCGATACGGCGAGTGGGCCGGTGGGCCGCTCGTTCCGGCCCGCGTCTGGTGGGAGCCAGGTGAGATCGATCCGGACACCGGCGAACTCCTCTCCGACGAAATCTGCCGAGCCGAGATCGACGGTCGCCCCGTCGATCCCTGGAGAACATGGACATGGTTAGCGAAACGACCGATCTCCGAGAGCGAGTGGAAGTGGCTGAGGGCGATGAGCCCGCTGACGGCGTCGAAGCCGCCACCCCGCAAGCTGAGCCGCGCGTGCTGAGCCTGAAGGAGCGCATGGCTGCGATCCGGCGCGAGTGCTCCGGGATCGGCAAGGACGACATTCAGATGGAGTCCGCAAAGGGCTCGCGCTTCACGATCAAGGGACACACCGTCGAGGCGGTCCTGTCGGAAGTGCGCCCGCTGTTCGACAAGCACGGCGTCGATATCTGGCCAAACCTCGTCGAGCGCACCTACGCCGGAAACCGCTGCGACGTGCTCGTGGACTGGACATTCGAGCGCACGGACGACAGCGACCAGACGCGCGTGATCCGTTGGGGCGGCTCTGGCACGGACAACAGCGACAAGGGCTTCTCCAAGGCTGGGACTAACTGCCTGAAGGAGATGCTCAAGAAGACCTTCCTCATCACCGACCGCGACGACGCCAAGGAGGAGACCGAGAGCGTCGAGCACCGCACCGAGGAAGGCGCCAGTAAGGCCGAGGTCGAGAAGGTCAAGGAGCAACGCCGCGCCGCCATCGAGCAGTGGGCAAAGGCCTTCAAGATGGGCTTGGAGCGTGCGCAGGACGAGAAGGACATCGCCCGGTTGGAGCGGGAGAACCGCGACCAGCTGATGAGCGATGACCTGCCCGAGGTCACCCGCACCTTCTTCGTGGAGCTGATCCAGACGCGCAAGGCGGCGCTGAAGGCATGAGCCGCCACGTTCTAACCCTAACGCCCAGTTCCAGAGATAGAGCCATCCGAGGCATTGAGCTTGCCATCGCGCGCGGCCGTGCCCCCGGCGCCAGAGCGTGGGTCATGGAGCTGCGCGAGGCCAAGCGAACGGACGAGCAGAACGACGCCCTCCACGGCCTTATCGATCAGATCCTGAAACAGCGCCCGTTTCATTGTGGCGTGAAGCAGGACAAGGCCTCCTACAAGGCCGCGTTCATGCACGCGCTCGGACACGAGATGCGGATGCTCCCGACGCTGGAGGGTGACGGGCTCTTTCCTATGGGCCTCAGCACTTCGGCGCTGACCAAGAGCGAGTTCAGCAATCTCATCGAGTTCATTCTGGCTTGGTGCGCCCGCGAAGGTCTTACTATCGAGCATTTTGACGGCGAAGGGAGCGGAGCGGCCCAACAAGCCGCTCCGCGCGCCGCATGACCCTCAACCCGCTCCGTAGCCGTCCGCCGGTCGAGATCCCCGATCGGCCAAAGCCCACGAAGTCGCAGAAGGTATCGGCCTGGAACCGAGCAAACGGCCTCTGCTGGTGGTGCGGCAAGCCTGTCGCCGCAGATGGCCCAGATGTTGAATGGGACCACGAAACGCCGCGCGGGCTGAGCGCAGACGACAGCACCGAGAACCTCGCACCGCTGCACGTCCGCTGCCACGACCAGAAGACCTACGGCGAAGACATTCCCCGCATCGCCAAGGCCAAGCGACAGGAGAAGTTGACGCGGCCGAAGCAACGCAAGCCCGGCGGCTTCAATGGCTGGCGGAAAATGAACGGCGAAGTCGTGTGGAGAAGGTCATGACCCTATCTGAACTCAGAGAGCAGCTTGAGGCGGCTACGGGGGCGGATCGGGAGTTGGATGCCCAATTGGCGGTGGCCGTCGATCCGGAGTGGCGCGAAGAATACGAACCGACCGATCGGTATGGCGACGGCGGCTTCGTGCAATCTCGCGAGCGTCCGCATCATATCCGTTCGGCTCCCGACTACACCGCCAGCATCGACGCCGCCCTCGGGCTGATCGAGCGCCGCCTAAACGTCCATTGCATTGCGGTCGAAAGCTCTCCGCAAAGCGATCACCCGAGCGGAAATAAAGCCTGCGCCAGCATCCACCTGATGGGCGGCGGCAGCTCTGGCCGCGTCGCAGGAAAAACTCCAGCGCTCGCTCTGATCTCCGCTCTCCTGGCTGCGCTTGAGGGCGGTAATCTGAAAGGTGAAGGTCAATGACCACCAGCAACACCAGCGCGGTTGAGGCGCTGCGAGCTTTGTCTGCGCGGCTCTACACGACGAGCGGCCCCCACCTGTCGGGCTGGCGCGTCGTAATGGGCTTTGAGACCTTGGACGAGGCGCAAGCCGCGCATGATGCGCTGGCGAACGCACCGGCCATTCTCGCCTCTCTCTCCCAGGGGGACGGCCACGCCGTCAGCGCGAACCTTCGCGAGATCCTCTCCAACTCGCTCGCATTCATCCGGCTCAAGTACGGAAATAGAGACGATGGCGCGAATGTGTTGATGAGCCAGATCAGCACCGTCTTGGACCAGGGGGACGGCATTGACCCCGCCGCACTGCCTCGCTGCGACAAGCTCGACGGTTCCACCCTCCGGATCGTGCCCAGCTACACCGAGGCAGGTCAGTTCTGCGAGGCCAACTGCCTCACGGTCACGGACGGCGAGCATACGGCGATCTATGTGCCGCATCGCGTTGTCCAAAATCCAGACCAGGGGGACAGCCACGCCAGCGACTGCGCTGGCCCATCCCCAGCCTCAGACACGGTCAACGCGGGGCTGCTGGAAGCGCTGAAGGAGTTCGTGGCTTGGTCGATGTGCGGCCGAGATCGCATGGACCATGACGGGCGGCGGAAGTGGCGACAGGCCTACCACACGCTCTACACCTTCATCTCCGCCGCAGAAGGAGATCCCGCCGCCCCGGAGAAGGAGGACGGCCACGCCAGCGACTGCTCGACATGCGGCGACTGGGGAACCGGTTGCCCGACGTGCAACGCACCCATCCCCGCCCCTGCGTGGAGTGAGTTGGTCAGCGAAGCGCTGGCGATAAAGGGCCATGCAGACAACGTCGCGGAGCATGGCTGCACAAAATCCGAGGCAAAACGACTAGCAGAGCAAACGGCAACAATCATCAGGCGCCTAACGACCGCCCTCGCCAGCCTAAGCGCCCCCGTCCCCGCCCCTGCGTGGAGTGAGGAGCAGATAGAGGGCGCGGCGCGAGACGTGTGCGACGCTCTGTATCTGGAGCCGGACGAACGAGCCTCCAACCAAACGATGCGCGGGGATGACAAGCCCACGTGGAAGGTCGTCGCCGACACCCTTCGTAGCGCCAGCCTGAACGCTACCCCTCCCGCAGATTACGAAGAAGGCTGGCTTATCGAGCTGAGCGCTCCGGACGGCCCGCGCTGGCTCGTGCTGGGCGATCGGTGGTCGTTCACGAAGGACGCGTTCACGGCGCTCCGGTTCAGCCGAAAGCGAGATGCGGAGTCGTTCATCGCGGCGAACCTGAAGGACGCACCGGGCCAGTTGCAGGCCACCAAGCATTCATGGGGATTTCGCACGCCTCAAGCTCAGGGGCATGGGGCTGGAGCGGGGTGGCGGGACATCGCGACTGCGCCGGATGATGGGACGTGGTTTGTCGCCTACCAGGACGGCGAGGCTTACCCCTGTGAGTGGCGCACCGAGGAGCCCGACGAAGGTCCGCTTCGTGAAGGCTGGTGGGATCACTTCAACCAATCCTTTGAGGAGCCCACCCACTGGTCGCCTGTCCTCTCCCCCGCCCTTACCGAGGAGGCCGGGGTGCGGCGGGAGGCGCTGCTGGCGATCATCGAGAAGCACGAGCAGGGAGAGGAGCATAACGAGGGCGCCTCGGACGTGGATTGTCCGGTCTGTCTTCTCCTCGAAGACCTGCGCGCTCTCCTCTCCCCTGCTGCAAAGGGACAGAGAGATGCTTGAGGAAGATAGAGGTGGCGCGCCGTCCCCCTTGCACCTTGCAGCGTGGCGTCCGATCGAGACGTGCCCAACCGATATGGCCGCCGAGGTCGACCTGAAATTGCCAGACGGATCTGAATGGGTCGGCATGTTCTCATGGCCGAGCGGTCAGTGGCGTCGCTGGGTCGGAGACGTGACGAGCCCGACCGACCTCGCACGATCGATGCGGGTGTTCTCGCCGCTTCCGGATGGCGTCTACCCGACGCACTGGCGCCCTAGAGGTTCAGACGAGCGCTCCGAAGCACACAGGGGGACGGCGGGATGAGTGAAGTTCACGATTTCCGCGCTGTCGATGACCGTGACGAGAAAATCGCCGCGCTGAATATGCGAGTCGCCGGACTAGAAAACGAACTGCGCAAGGCGCGCACTCGCGCTTTCTATGCCGAGGGAGAAGCCAGAGAGGCCGCCGCCCGCGTCTGTCCAATGTCGCTAGGCGACCCGCACGCGATGTGTGCCTTGGCAGAGGGCCTAAGCGATGCGCTTGCCCGCGCCTGCGAGCGCCACCCCGATCTTCAGGAGTGGCTCGAAGAAACCGCCGAACCTGTAGGTGAAGCATGACCCCCTCCACCCCCAATCCCGGCGAGCTGGACAAGCTGATAGCTGAGCTGCGAGGGATGCTGCCCTGGTCGACGCCGAACGGATGGACCGCTCGCTCTTACGAGCGCGACAACGACGAAGACGGATGGGTCATAGAGGCTGAAGATCCGGAGGACCCTGAGCACCCTTTCCTCGTGGCCGAGGGGCTATCTTTGGCGGACGCGTCGCTCATCTCGCGCTCCAAGAACGTTTTTCCCACCCTCCTCGACGCCCTCGCCACTGAGCGAGCACGAGCCGAGGAGTTAGATCGCGCTTGGCTCGAAGCTGAAGGCAAGCATTCGACAGCACAGCACTCATTCGAACAAGCTCAAGCCCAAGCCGAGGAGTTGGTGAAGGAGCGGGATGCAGCGCAGCGCGAGCTTTCGTGCTGCGACGACATCTCTCTTGGCTCTGGCTTGGCGACCGGCATATCCGAGCTTCAAACCGACCGAGAACGCCTTCGAGCCGAGGTAGCTGAGCTGAAGGCGCGGGTGGAGTCAGTTCTGGAGCACTACAGGGCCAACGGCTTCATCTGCGTATCGGACCTGCGCGCAGCTATCAAAGCCGCCGAAGAGGCCCGCACCCAGGCCGAGGGGAAGGGGTCGTGAGCCGGTGTCAGTGGCTAACCGACCCAGAGATCGGCCGATGGTTCCTTCCCGGCTGCATGGGTGGAGCAGTGTACGGCGAGTCGCAATGCACCTGCGGGCCGCCGGCCGGGGAGCCCGATGGGGACGAGCCTACAATCGAAGACCGACTAACGGCCATCGAGACGCAACTCCAACGCCTCGCCGCCGCCCTCGAACAGAAAGCCTAGAGCCATGACTGACACCCTTAGCGCCGAGGAGCGGGAAGCGCTGTTCAAGACGGTGACATCCCGCATCGAGACCTGTCGCATCGCCGCCCGCATCTACAGCGACGCGAAGTCCCAGCGAGAGGCGGACATGCTGTCCGAACTCCTCCGCCTCGCCAAGCTCGCCACTCCCGAGCTTATAGCGCTGGGGGAAGCTGCGGCCTATTGGGTCCGAGAGCACGACCTCCAGCAGAACACGCTGAGCGGCGACATTAAGCTGTTCGGCGCCGCCCGCGCCTATGCCGCCTCTGTCTCCCCGCCTAGCGAGGAACAGCCATGAGCAAGCAGCGCGCCATTCATCTTCGCCCATACATGGAAGAGAACCTGCGTCGGGCCGCCCACATATTCGGGCCGTCTTGCGCCGCCGCGAAAGCACTCTCCGACTTGGAAGCTCGCCGAGCCGTGGGCGAGCAGCCAGCGATCTACCTGGACCAGCGTGGTTCGATCATCGTTGGGCCGCAAATCCCTACAAAACAGGGGGTGGAATAACCGCACATGAGCGCCCGTCGCCGCTCCCGCATCGAAGAGCGCCCGAACCCGGCGGACTGGGCAGACGACGCGCCGATGACGCTTGAGGAGGCGGCGACCGTGTTCGCGCGCACTCATCCCCTGACCGTCTCCACGCTACGCACAGAAATCCGCCATCAGCGCTTGACGCCGGCGATCGTCGGCGGCCGATATTTCGTCACCCCCGCGCAAATCCGCGCTCTTTTCAGGCCGTCCGAATGCCCAGGCAAGCGAAAGGGCCCCGCCTCGTCCTCCTCCAGGGCCGCGTCGACACCCGCTCCGGCAAGCCCCTCCCCGCCATCTGGTTCATCCGGGATGGACAGGTCAAGCGCAGCACAGGCAGCGCTGACGACGGCTCTGGCCGCCCGACGCGAGCAGCGGAGGATGAACTCCGAAAATACCTCGCTGAAAAGCACACTGAGGCGGTCAAAACCCTCCCCGCCGAAAGCCGAAGTGATCCCGCTCAGGTCAACGTCGCTGACGTCCTGAGCCTGTATCTCGACGAGAAGGTCCCCACGTTGGCGGACTCAGTGTCGGCCGAGGGCCGGATCGCCGCGCTGAACGAGTGGTGGGGTGCGAAGACCGTCTCCGACGTGAAGCGCAGCAACTGCATCGCCTATGTGCGCTACCGAATGACCCAGCCGATCAAGTCCTTCAAGGAGGGCGCTGAAAACGGCAAGCCGGTCCGCAACGTCTCGGAACAGGGTGCGCGGCGCGAGCTCGAGGATTTGTCCGCGGCGATTGGCTGGTGGGACAAGGAATACCACCTGAGCCGCCGTCCGGCCGTGGTGAAGCCAAGCAAGCCTGAGACACCTCGCGACGCCCTGACGCGCTCGGAGGCCGCAGCGCTGCTCTGGGCCGCCATGGGCTGGCGGAAGGACGAGGACGGCCGCTGGAAACGCCCCGAAGCCCGTCGGCATGGCGGCTGGCGGTCCATCCGCTCGAACCGATTACACCTCCGCCGTTTCATCCTGATCAGCCTTTATTCGGGCTCGCGCTCTGGCGTGACGAAGAGCCTCCTATGGTCCGAGGCCCCGAAGCAGGCGTGGGTCGACCTGGAGAAGGGCTGGATCTATCGCCGCGGCAAGCAGGAGCGGGAGATCAAGACCAAGCGTCGGCCGCTGGTGAAGATGCCCCGGCGGCTTCAGGCGCACATGGCGCGATGGGCGCGCCTGGACGCTGAACTGAACGCGACGCGCCAGGCGGAGGAGCTTCCGCCGATCGCCTCCGTCCTGCACCATGGCGGCGAGCCGATCGGGTCCGTCCGGACGGGCTTCGCCGGGATTGTCGCAGACGCCGGCCTCGCCGGACGCGATCCCGAAATCACGCCCCACTGGCTGCGCCACACCGCCGCGACCTGGCTGATGGAGGCCGACACGCCGATCTGGGACGCTGCGGCCTACATGGGCATGTCGCCAAAGACCCTTGAGGACCACTACGGCCACCATCGGCCGAACCACCAGGCCGACACGGCGGCAAAGGCTGGGCGCGGCGGACGCTGATCTGCTTGCCATTTACTTGCCAGAAATGCCCCGAAATACCGTGAACGAAACCGGAAAGCATGGAAGGCAAAACCGAGGAAATATAAGGCCTCGCGACTAAGCACACCGCGTTCGGGACGCGGGGGTCGCAGGTTCGAATCCTGCCACTCCGACCATTAAATCTAAGGGTTTCCCGAACCCGCCCCTGCTCTGCTTGCCAGATAACTTGCCAGAAACGAAACCCTCGACCACTAAGGCTGGGGGCGAGGCTGTCTCCTCGGGGAGGAGCTATTTCGTCGGGCCGCACATCGCGCGCCAGGCGGCGTCGTGGGCCTTGATCTGCCGGATGGTGTCGTCGGTGTCGGCCTTGGAGTAGCTGATCAGGCCGAACGCCGTGCAGTCCGCCTTAGCTGGCGCTGCAATCCCGGCAGTCCGGGTCGGATGGGTCGCGCAGGCTCCCAGGATCAAGGGAAGCAGCACGGGAAGCATTCGCTGCCTGGACAGCCTTTTGAACGTCTGCCTCATCGGCCTTCGCCTCCTGAAGTCCAGCCTGAGCCGCGCCGAGCTGCTGGGCAGTGGGCGCGGCTGCAGGCTTGCGGTTGAAGAAGGTCTTGATCAGCCAGCCGACGGCCGTGCAGATCATGCCCAGCCACGCCGGCATGGATCAGCTCCCCTGATAGCCGAGCGCCAGGTTCTGCTTCAGGTTCGAGGCCTGGAGCTGCACGAATGCGATCAGGGCGTTCGCCTGTGCGTCGACCGCAGCGTTGAAGTCCTGTTCGGCCTGAGCCCCGCTCGCGCCGAGCGTGGCCGCGAGGAAAGTGTCGACTGGCGCCTCGATCGTCTTGGTCACGGCCACGAGCGGCGCGCTCGCCGCGTTCGCCCCGGCGCCGGCGAGGTCATTGAGCAGGCCTTCGATGAACTGGCCGCCGGGGATCTGCTTCAGCTCCTGGCCGGCCCAGGTCTCGGTGAGCGCGAGCGCCTGGGCGACGCTGATCTTTCGCTTCAGCACTGCATCAAGGATGGACATGTTGAGCGCCATGGGCGTTCCTTTCGGGGACGGGTTCAGTTCAGCGCCGGCTGTCCCTGGGCCAGCGGCGAAATGGGTTGAGGGGTCTGTCCGATTCCAGCCATCGCTACGCCCTTGGCGATCAGGAGCGCCGCGTACGGCTGCTGGCCACACTCCTGGCGGATGATCGCCTCCACGAGCGGGGTGATCACGGAAGTGATCCGAACGTTCGCAGAGTCGTCTGGCCCAAGCCCCGAGGCGCGACAGCAGGCGTTGACGTAGGCCTCCGTGTCGTTCTCGCTCGGGGGAGCCCACCGGCTGATCATCTGTCGAATGGTCTTGCATTGATCGTCGCTCTGGTAGGAGAGGAGCACCTTGCAGATCGCCCGGATGCCGAACTCGGGGGCGATGAAGGTCACGAAGTCGGGGTCTGGTTGATCGTCCGCCTCTCCCACCCAGCGCACCTTCGAGTGGCGGATATTGCCCGGGTTGTTGTTGCGGATGCCCCGTGGCGCGGCGATCTGTTCGGCCAGCGTCATGGAACGTCCCTCCGCTGAAGAATGGCGAGGCAACCCCCAACCAGCGTGCCGGCAACAGCCAGCGCGGGGCCGTTCGGCTGGACGATGACCACGGCCACTGCCACGAGGGCGGCGGCGGCGATCGCGGCGAGGTTGGTCCAGTCCCTCATTTCAGGACCCCGATCAGGCTGGTGATGGCCTGCTTCGCGCCGAGCCCCAGCACGGCGATCAGGATGAGGACGCCGAGCAGCAGTCCCCGCCCGCTGTCGCGCAGGCTCTTCAGGGCCGCGAGCTCCGCTGAGGCGCGGCGCACTTCACCGAACAGGCCCGTCCCGCTCTTGCCGTCGTCGCTCTCCTCGCCCACCACGCGCGCCAGGTTGTCGACCTTGGCGTTCACGCCTTCGAGCAGGCGCTTGAGGTCATCGTTGCTGGTGCTCATGCCGAGGTCGCGTCCGTGATGAGGCCGAGCGAGACGAGCGCGGCGATAAGAGACCCGAGCGCGGCGTTGCCACCCTTGGCGCCGGAGATCGTGGGCTTCGCGGTGCCGGTTGCGCCGTAGAAGCCAAGTGTTGAGGTGGCGCCTGCGATCGAGGCGTTCCCGGCGCCTGTGATCGTTCCGTTGAAGGTGGTCGTGACTCCACTCGGAACCGTGATCGCCGTGGATGATAGGGTGAGCACGTTGGTGCCCGAGCAGATGAAGCCGAGTTGGCCGGCAGCCGGCGCATAGATCCCGGTCGTGGGATCCCCCGTCACCTGGACTGCAGGCGACGTGATCGAGCCTGCATTGATCCCGATCCCATAGGCAAAGGGGATGATCTTCGTCGTAGGCGTCTCGCCGTCAGCGGCGATCGAGTTCGAGAGCGCCGAGGCGAGGTCTGCGAGCAGGGCGTTCCAGTCCGCCGTTGCCGCGGGCTGGCCGTCGATGCCGGGGTTCCAGCTGGAGGCAGGGGCGTCGTAGGTTCCGGAGCCGTCACGGGGCACTGGCGCCCTCCTTCTTCGGTTCGCGGCCGGGGATGACAGGGTTGTCGTAGAGCAGCAGCTTGCTGGCCCAGCCTGGCAATGTGGTCGGATGGTTCTTCAGGGCCTCAGTCAGGATCGCCGTGCGGTCCTTGGGCGAACCTGCGATGAAGGAATTGGCCAGCGCCTCGCTGTTGCGGCCGACCTGCCAGCGCTGGAAGGCGTCGTGCAGCATCTGTGGAATTTCAGGGATGTTGAGCGCCTTGAGCACGGTGCCGGCCGGGCCGCCATGCCCCATGTCGGCGAGGTCTTCCTGATTGAAGGCCGTGGCCGAGCCCTGGCGAGCGCGCCAGCCGGTGGCCTGGGCTACGTCGCCGAAGTTCGACAGCGCGGCGGCCAGATCCGGACCGCCAGCCTGCCCCGCACCGGCGAGCGTCGCCGCCTTCTGCTCGGGGTTGCCCAGCGCCTGCTTGTACCAGTTCGCGCCCACCCACTGGTTCGGCACAGCGCCGCGCGAGGCTTGGTTCCAAGTCCCCGCCAAGTGCTGGCGGGTCAGGTCTGACGCCAAGCCGGGCGACTGGCCGTCGAGCATCCGCAGCGCCAGCGCGGTTTCCTGAGCCGAGTTCTCCGGAGGCGCCGAAGGAAAGATCGCCGACGTCTGCGCGCCGAGGTCGCCTGTGCGTGAAACATCCCCGAGTGGGCTCGCGGTGACCGGCATCACGACCTGGTCGGACAGTTTTCCATAGAGCGCCTTGCCTTGGCGGAAGGCGTCGCTGTTCGCCTCCATCAGGCCGTCGAGGTGGTCGAGATAGCTCCCGATCTGCCCAGCCTGCTCCGCGGGAATCGCGTCCTGACCGACCGTGCGCGCCGCGATCGTGTCCCGCTGGAATTTTCGGATGCGGTCGAGATTGCCGATGTCCGTGATCGGGACGCGCGCCGAGCCCGGCGTCG